TGCACACGGGCATCCCACGAGCTGTCATGAATCCCTTCCCAACCGATGTTCCATGCGTGGGTTAACGCCGCAATATCTGTACTGTCACTGGTCAAAAATTCAGTCAGATTCTTGTAGGCCGAAGCTTCCCCAGTACTGTACCATACATTTTCATGGATCAGATAGTTTAACTGTCCAACGCCGTCATCATCCGCATAGCCGTTGTTCATTAACCATTCATGTAATTTGTAAAGCCGTCCGTGCGTATCACCTTCCGTATTTGTCCACTGACCAAGGCCAAACCCGACTAGAAGATCCGTAAATGAAGATTCATTTAAATCCTGCCAGATGCCGGGATTGATGCCGGATTCCTGCCAGAAATTACCGCAAATAGCGGCTACTACATAAGCGCTACTTCCTTTTGCCCCAGTTGCTCCGCCGCCGTAGCGGTGGCAGGTGTCCCAGGTAGCCGGATTGCTGTCTCCGGTGTTAATTGACACCTGTTCCCCCAAGGGATAGGTGGAACTGTGCGCGCCCATGGTTCTGCGACCATCATAGACCATTTCCGTGTGGTTTCCGTACTGGTTATTCCGCACAAGAATATCACCGGGCTTCCATGGATCGCCAACCGGGACACGGTTGAAGCCTAAAGCATCCAGCACACCGCCCATGTCATACGTAGTGAATGGCCATGATTGTCCGCCGTGGGCGGCTACTACATCGAAACCGGATGCAAGAAGAGCATACCAGATAAAGGAACTGCAATCATAATAAGTGATTCCGTTCACGGTCTGCTGATTTCTGTAGGTCTGTGAATAGCCAACATTCTTTTTGTTGCAAGTGTCTATCGCCCACTGATAGGACACTTGGATATTCCCTGCCATCAGCGATACCTCTTTATAACAGGAAGAAGCTCATTCACACACTTCTGCACCTTGACGGGATCGAAGCCGTCTGCCTTTAACCGCTTGATACGGTCTGACCCGTTCCCATAGTTTCCACCGATTACAAGGATAGCTACTGCCACGGTTGTCGGCAGTGAATACATTTTAATCTCACTCATAATAGAATCCTCCTTCTAAATATTCTTTTACTATTTGCTTTTCCGGTTCTGTAGCGGAAAAATTGATTGCTCCGTTTTCCACTTTTACATAGCCTGTGCAATCCGATATTTTCCGGTTCTGACAGATCGGTTTTCCGTTATCTGCTACGTCAAACATAACTGATTCATAGTAGTTTGCGAAGAGAGTGGCTTTTCCGCCGAGCGAATCTGCCGCCATGCCGCTATTAGTGCCTGTGCTTTGTACGGACGCATTACTAGCGAACACGCTGGATGCGATGCTACTTGCGCTGAACTTCTGACCGATGCTACCGATTACACCGCCGAGGGAGTTTTTCGCCGCTTCGATCAACCCGCTTACACTACCCGTAGCGCTTTTCAGATTCAAACCTACGTTCGATAACTGCATCTGCACACCTACCTGTGCTTCACCATTGTACAGCGCATCATTTGTTAATTTTGATGTGACAGTTAAGATTGCTTTTCCGCTCACAAAATCGTAGGTGATGTTACAACTAACTCCGCTTTTCCCGATTTTTGACGCATCCAATTGAACTGCACCCCACGGTTGCAAGTACAGATAGTAGTTTGCCCACGGTGTCCGGTAGAGATAAGTAATATCTTTGTTGTTGGTTCGGTCTGGTCTAGCTAAAGAAAACGGATAGTTCCGTGTGGTCTGTGATAATACGGACGCTTCAAGGTTTGATTTCCAGTAACCAAAGGCAATTGTCTTTTTGACTGGATCAACCGGAACGCCCGTTGGAAACCACATACATGACACCACATATTGAAATGGGTCAATGAATGCTTTCGCAACGTCACCGGAAAAGTCTGTGATCTGATCCCATGATTGGATATCTCCTAACATGTATGCACGGAAATCTGCCATTTCTTTTCCGGTCATAACATAGTAGGCAACTGCTCCGTAGGCAGTGTCCAGATTATTCACAATGCCCACCACATAATAGCCGTTTGCCACGGTCGGATTCTCAATCCATCCGTCCTCCAGGGTAAATTCTGTTTTTTGCGTGTCAATTTCGGTAGTTGCCGGATAAAGTAAATCTGTAATAGTAGGGTCTTGGAACGTTGCGCACCGCAGGATATAGGCGGTTGTGCCACCTATCACCGTTTTGTAGGTTGCTAGAACGTCCTCTGAGAGTACAACACGCCATATACCTTTTTCCCATATCACATCTTGAACGAAATAATACCGGGAGAAAGCGGGGATAAAGGCATAGTTATAAGCAGTCACATTTTCAACCACTTCCAGTTCCGGTCTGATGATAGAGGTGTTGTCTTTTAGCACGGCTTGTACAGTGAATCCCCCCGTTGCGGGGGGATTTTTTGTACTGTTGAGCCGTTTTGAGAATGTGTAAAGAGTAACTGATAATGCCATGTTTACTCCTTTCTTCATGTTTCACGTGAAACATTATTATGAAGCGACGGGATCTTCGATGAAGAAAATGACAGCGTTTTCTGTGAAATCATTCCAGTAGCGGTCTGTGAAATGCCAGAACTGATTGTAGTAGCCACCGCGCGCATTGAATGGGCTGGGCTGTGCCCACTCGTTTACGGTTGTGTATCCTGCCGCGTCTTCATCAAAAAGAACCCCAAATACATTATCAATCTTGGACTGAACCCCTACGCTGAGTGTGCCATCTTTTTTAAGCATAGTTCTCTTAACGTTAATGGAAGATGGTGACAAAGCGGCCTGCCAGTAATTTACTTTTTCAAAATCAACTACTTTCAGGAAGTCCGGATTGAAAACTGTTGAATAGACCTCTGAATTGATTTTGTTGACTAAATCTGTATAGAGATAGAACTTCATACGTTCTTTCGGCGTGTGTCGAAGCACCTTATAATCTGTTAACTGTGAACAAAAAAGACTATTTCTATCTGTCATTAAATCGGCTATTGTATTGACTGTCGAAAAAGCAAATTTAACAAAAGATTCGAAGTTTTCTGTTTTGAACACATCGACAACTTTCAGAGCGCGACCTGTCGATTCGTTGAAGAGCTTCAGAAGATTGATCGCGCGTCTTCCGCCGTTTGCCCGTGCCAGAAGATCAGTTGATGTGTCTAGCACTTCCGCAGCATAAATGCCGCCTATCAAATTCGCAATAGTAGCCCGCGCAGTTTCTTCATGTGCCTGCTCAATCATATCAGATGAATTCTGCGTAACCATTGAAATGAATGATGCAAACTCATCCGGTGAGGATAAAGCACAGTCTATCTGATCCTTATAAATTGTTGTCGACTTCTGATAGACGTTTGCCCCATAAAAGTTTGTCTGTAAAACTTTCGGTTTGTTCACTTTATACTGATCAATAGACTCCCCGTCTACCAGCTTTAACCTGTCATCATCCTCAAAGGGCTTATCAATAGTCAGCAGTTTACGAACGTGATTTCCATAGCGCTGGTTTGACACGTTCAATCCTTTGAATTTTCTAGTGTAGGGTCTCACAGAAAAGATTGTCCTTGACAGCACTTGTGAAATTGCGGTGGAGAGAGGATCATATCCGGTTTTCAGTGCCGTTTGAGCGACAGAAACAAACGATGAAGTGTCGACGGGTGCCGCATTTTTGACACCTGTTGCCTGATTCGTAATTTCGGTCAATACAGTCGAAAGCTGATTAAAAGATAAATCATTTATTGCCATTCTTATTTTTCTCCTTTCGGATTGATAATTGATGCTAAAATATCATCGGTTGTTTCCTGCTGCACGACAGGCTGAGATGAAAAAAGCAACGCCTGCTTTTTCATGTCCTCACGAAGTCCTAACAGGGCATCCAAAACGGGGTCGCCAGATGTTTCGGTCTGCTGTACTGGTGCTGTCTGCTGAACCTGGGCGGTCTGCTGAACCGGAACGGTCTGCTGAACCGGCGGTGTCTGCTGAACCGGAACGGTCTGCTGAATCGGTGCTGTCTGCTGTAAACCTGCAAGCGCAACAATCTGCTCTCTTGTAAATCCGGCTCTTGCTAATGCTACAATGTCTTCCTGTTTCATTTTTCTTTTTCTCCTTTCAATGATTCTTCCAATCGGATGAGTGCCTGTGTGTTGTTGTTCAGCGCATCCGTGACTTTTTCCATTTCCGCTTTGTGATTGTCGGACTCTTTCATCATTCTCCAAAAGAGTGCCCCGCAGCAAACGATTGGAAATCCTAACGTCTGCACCATAGTCATGATTGCGTTTGCGTCCATATGCACCTCTTTCTTTCCCGGTTTGTTTAATAAAACAGGCGGTTGTATATACCGCCTGCTGAAAAAGGATTCCCGTCCCGAAACCTGGAACGTGCGCATCCTTCCGGGATTGGTTTCTACGCATCCTTTTCACTTCTGATTATAACATACACCCCGTTTTTAGACAATAGTTAAGTAAAACATTTTGTAAAAAGAACCTGTATGATATAATTTTCAAAAAATAGCGAACGTGATAGAAATGCGATCCATAGATAGCGATATTTTAAGCGAAAGCGCACTTTATCATTTTCGCTCATCGTATAGTTATCTTTAAAAACGCCCGACTTGAAGGGGGTCGCATAGTACTCCTGACGTGATTTATGCCGATAGATGTACATTTCGCCGGCATGGACTAACGGCTTGAATTCCTTGATGTTTCTAGCACCGATGTTATCCGCTCTGTCTTTCGTGAAAACGTTCTTTAATGACATCTGATAAAAGTCAGAATCCCTTGACACCAGATTGTAAAGTGCTGTTTTTTCCTTTGCTTCGGAAACCGGACTGTCTTGACAGATGATTAGTGCCAGACCCCTTTCTTTGTCAATCCAGATAGATGAACCGTTCTGATACATTTTTTCCGCTCTCAGCACCAGTCCCAGTGATATGAACAACTCATTTGCCATATTATTGCTATTAGCGGCACAGATCACTTTGACAGGTGGAATCCCTTTCAATTCACGGTTACGGTTAATTGTTTCATAACAGTTAAAGAAAGCTTCTGCTTCATTTTTCAGTGGTCGTTCGTGCGCTTCTGCGATAAACTCATCATAGAAGACGAGGGAGATATCACTAGCATCAAAACCGCGCATGTTTGAAATGGTTGACAGTGCGAGTGAATAACAGAACGGTTCGGGTGAAATAATCGTTCCTTCCATGTCTGTTTCATAAAAAGCACTGTTCTGTTTTGTCAAAGAAACCGCCTTAAACATCCGGTTCATATCTCTAAGCACAGGTTTGAGCGGTGAAAATTCCGGTTTGGAAATCAGATCAGCTTGTGTTTGTGTTCGTCTCATCAGAGCGAACTTGATCTTTTTCTCAATCGCAAATTTACACACTCCATACGTTTTTCCAGTTCCTCGACCACCTACAATAAAAATGAACGGTACTGGTATGTTGTAAATAGCCGGTATATTGATAAAGCCATTACGGTCATAAATGTTCTTTTCCTTCATGATATCACCTCTATGAAAAAAGCCCCGATAACGGAACGGGGCTTTGCTTAAAATACACAAATGAGATATAGTTTATAATTTGTTAATTGTTTACTAGTTACTCAGCATAGGCGCAAGTGATAAAGTGCCGTCCTGCTTTTGACTGTCCACCGATTACCTTAACGGCGGTAATCTCTTCCCCGCTGTCTGCGAACATGTCACAGAGTACGGAAAATGCTTCGATGAAAGTCCGGCTGTTTGTTGCGTATGCAACATTCTCCTCAGACAGGATAGAAAGAAGGGTCTGTTCATTTCCATCTTTGTCTGTGTCGGAATAAAGCATCCAGTTAACCACCGGAACATTCATCCCCTCGGCATCTCTCATTCTACGAATCTCGGGATTCATTGACATGAGATATTTCTCTTTTACGGTAATCTTTTCATTTTTACTTCTGATAATTTTCATTGTTATTTCTCCTTTCTGGTTGCGTAGTTGATAAAATCATCAGCGGTCATTGTATAGACCTCAGATGTAATGTTGAGAACATCGAAGCTCAAATATCCCCTGTCTTCTTCCATAATCCAGTTTTCAATTCGCTCACGGGACGGCGTTCTCAGAGACTTCATTTTTCTAATTACAATCTCTTCTGTTTTCGTTTCTTCGTTATAACGACAAACACGTATGGTTGTTGTTACAACGCTTTTAGAAATGTTTCCTTTCATTTTCCTACTCCTTTCTTTTCATCTTTATCTTTATCTTTATCTGTATTACATAAAACATTATAAACCTTTTTATTATTTTTGTCAACCTAATAATTTTGTTCCTTTTAAAATATTGATTGATTTATTGTACAACAAAGCGTCTTGTAAAATTTCCTCATATTCTTTTGTAATGCCCACTGCATAAGTGGTAGGACGCAACACCACGTTTTTAGTTATTTCAATTATTTTTCCGTCTTTGTTTTTATATTTTGTTATCTCCGGCTTGTCATTGTAAACCGTTTCCAGTTTTCCGCAATCGCTGAATACAAACCCGGGCTTTAATGCATCCAGGCCGCCTTTCTTCTTTAACTCTTCCGCACCAGCTTTTTTCGGTACTCCTGCAACCGTGATCTTTAATTTCCCGTCTGCTTCATAGGCGTATTTTTTCGCTCCCCATGTGATGAATCGTTCTGCGTCCTTTTCCTGTTCATAGACTTCCATATAATGATCTTCGCCTTGAGGATCTGTAGCCCATGCGCCGTTCTCTTTCGACAACTTTACTTTTTCATTATTATATGTCGAAAAATCTACATCCCCCAAGTACTTGATTGAATCCGTGTCGCAGTAGATAAACGTTCCGCCTTGATCAGTTACAATCCGCATTCCTCGTTCCAACTCATACCGTGCCCATGCGGTACACCAGACTCCCCAAGTATAGGGAATGAACGCCCGTTTCATGAACTCTTCCAGTAGTTCTTTTTTCGTCTTTGACGTATCAATTGTAAATTCTTCATCTTGATACAATATTGACTCTTTTACAGGGTCTTGCGCTGTCATACCGTAGATAGAGTTAAGCTTATTTTTACTTTTCATATAAAAATATTCCTGCCCTTCTACGTCCTTCAACTCTGTTTTCTTTTTGTAATAGAGACAGATGGTTTCAATCATGGCGGCAGGGAGTTTTCCATAACGAGCTGTGTAAACTTCAATCGGTATGATCTCATCAATGTGATACTCTTCGACTATGATTCTTAAATCAACATCCGTGATAGATGTCTCCAAATAATCTGCGCTTAATATCCTACCGTTGTCATACACTCCATTTACTACAGTTCTGCACTTGTCTTTTGCCAGATACGGGCAACCCCATGAGTAATCATTTAAGGAGACCCCCTTGAATGATACACGCATCAGAATTGCTTTTTCTCTTCTTTTCATTAGATCAATGATCTGACCTGCATCGGGAACGGGTTTTGAAATCTTGTGAAATCGGGTGACCGGATACGCTCGGTTGCACTGAACACCCGGATAACTTGATGAACGGTCGGCGGAATGGACACCCTCAAGAATCCATCCGGCATAGAATCGGTTCGCATGTGTGTTGCCGCCACGGAACGCCTCTCTTGCTACTTGATAGACATCGAAATCCGGCTGGATTCCCATAATCCAGCGGTTGCCCTCAAGTGCGCTTTTTACATCACGTCGAACATACCCGGTTGATGTCAGCGGGATTGTATACAACGTATCACCATCATTTTTCATTTCTGTCTTAATCGCTTCGACCAGACCTTGCACATCGTTAATACAATATGCTAATTCTTCGTCACTTAGCGGTGTATATGAATAACGCTCCACATTATAGTCCAAGTCACCGGAAAGCTTCTTATGCTTGACATTCATTTTATCTGTAAATGTTTCTAAAGACATATTTGTTTGAATATAGGAACATCTAAACTCAAAATGCTCAAACATCTCGCACTTGCAAACTTTTCGTTTGTCCAAAGCAAAAACCTCTTCCTTTGAAAAAGGATAGATTCCCGAAAGAAACTGGAACTCAAAGGAAAGGTTATGGACATATACTACGATGTAGTCCATGTCTTCCAGATCAGCTGCTATCGCTCTCATGAAGTAGTCAAACTCTCTCCATGTTCTGCCGATCACCGTGACATATTCGTCAACTTGAAACTGCCAGATGTACATTACCGACTGCTCAATTTCTTTTATGCGAGTGGTTTCAATGTCAAAAGCACAAACCAGATTTTTATAGTTTTTCTTATTCCTCGAGCCTTTTTTTCTTTTCACATTTCCCGCTTTTTTAAAAATCGAATAGTCGAAAGCATATACATCTGTTATCATATCATTTTTTGCCTTTCTTCTTTAATAGACTCAGAATCTCATCTGCACTCTTTGATTCAATGTTTGGTATTTTGCTAATCAAAAAACGATTCTTTAACCAGCTTTCCAAGTCTTTTACTAATGCGGTCGGATCAACCTTATACCTAGTAGCTTCCCATAATTCTACAGTAGCTTCAGAGTCATATTCTAAATCCGTTGCCTGCTCCGATAACAATTCCATGAAATCGGTGAAATTTTGAAAATTTTCCTCGGTCACGTCATAATCATATGAGCGTAACTTTGCTATTTTTTGTGTTCTTAAATCTTTCTGACCTGTCACTGTAGAGAGCGGATTATCTATGAAACGTGCCAGTTGTGATAGAGCCAAAGGAACTTGTCTCTCTGTCAACTCCGACAGTTTTTTTGTATTTGTAGCATTATATTTATATGCAGATGATTTTCCGAAACCTGCTTTAGTAAGACGGAAAAGTCGCTTGATTGCTATTGCTCGGAGTCTTGAATATTCTTTTCTTATCTCAGATGATGTATATTCATTTACGAGATACTGTGGATTATAATGCTCAATTGCACCAAAACTGAGTTTGGCCGATGGTTTGAATAATGCCATTATGCGATCTCCTTTCTATATGTTTCACGTGAAACATCAAAAACCGAATAGATAAAGCGTAGGAAATGCTAAAATTGATAGCAGTGCCAAAAGCGATATAAATATAATCTGCGTTGTTTCTTTCATTATTCATCCTCGCTATAAAACGCGACATCAACACTGTTCAAACCTGTGACAGTAAACCAATCAACCTCTCTCTCGCCAAACTCTTCTAAAACACTCCACATTTTTTCATTGCAAGCAGCTTTTCCACCATCAAAAACGCGAACATCCGCACAACTCACAAGGTTTGTGCAACTAAAACATAACTCTCTAAACGTCATATTATTTATCCTTTCTTTAACCTGTTATCTTGTTTCTAAGAAGATTATAGCACAGTAGTTATTGTTTGTCAACAACTATTTTATATTAACTAAAACTTGTGCTGTTAACAATTCTAGTGCATAGACGAGTGCATGTGGGAACTTTAGTGCAGTAA